CTGAGGCGAGTTTTGTGGTTCCCCACATCTCCCTCATGTATTCTTTGTTTCTATCCACAGGCGAATTTCCCATTTTAGCTCCTGATTCATACAAATCAGAACTTTTAGAGGGGTTGCTATCCCTTATTGCTATTTATTTTCACGTTCTTGAGCGGTTTTCCAGTGATATTCGTCCTCATCACCCATACCAAGACGATCATAACCACATTCTACCTGATAATATTGTGTCGAAACCTTAAAATCGGGCATTTTTGGTTCTGCAGGTGTCAAACTATTGTCAAAAATACGTAATCTATTGTTTGGATAAAGAGCATATTGACCATTATTCAGTTCAATAAGGTTATGAGACTTGTGTTCGGCAGGATTTTCACTTGTTGCCCAGTCTACCATGTCTGGATCACGGTGATAATTGTCAATTGTGCAGACATATGTACCCTTCTGAATACCAAAGTCCCGTGTATAACACTCAAAGTCCATACTACCAATGAACTTTTTATCAATACTGACTACACCATAGTCCATACAGTTCCAAAACTGTAGGTTTGGTAAGTTCATATCAGGGTCTGGTGTTTGTGGACGAGATAAAAAGGCACTGATAGGTAACTTATCGTACATTGCCGCATATTCTGGCAAATAAGTCTCAAAATAAAAAGCGCGTCCAGGAATCGACTTTGCCGAAACCCAAACGCCCTTGACAAATTCACCATGACCACTTTGATGGTCTGTAAGATATTCTTTACGAACCCATACTTCAACAGATGGAAGGTTGGTGATAAGACAACTCATAAGACTTTATTGACTGTCTTATTTAACCCTTACCTTGACCACGATACTTTTTCTTTGCTTTATTGCGAGAAGACGCTGCATACTTAGTATTCATGCCTGCTCCTTGACGAGTTTTCTTCGGTGCGCCCTCTACATAACCGCCACCTTTACGCATAGCCATTTGTTAATCTCCTAATAATTTCAGTTTCAAGATCTTCAGGTCTTGGAGAACCTGTCTGATAATACTCTATCGACAGGTTCTCCATCATATCGAAGTACTCCTCCTCTGTCAAGTTAGAGTACAGTTTACGTCCCTTACAGTAGATATTGTAAGACTCGTCAGCCATCTCAAATCACTCTTGTCTTTTCGTGACCGACTCTGATACGAGGATCGCACCAGATTTCAAAACCTGCTTCCTTTGCATCCAGACAGAATGATACATCCTCTCCACACATATCCTGTACTGCACCAGACTCAAAGACTTGCATCTTTGGTGCAAACCAGGGATACTTCATGTCTTCGTGCTCAAAGACACCGTGTTTAATCATCAACCATCCAAATCCAGCATAATCAACTGTAAATGGTTTACGACGCTTCTGAATACTTTCGAGTGTCTCATGATTCATGACTCCACCATTATTTGCAAAGTCTTCCTCATCTAACCAGTGTGCAACGGAAGTCGTTCTTCCATCTTCTGTGCAATACCAACCACTGGCAATGTCCTTGTCCATCAGAACCAACTGATAGAACTTTTCGGTATTAAAAACAATGTCACTATCAATCCACAACTGATAGTCATACTTTAACTTCCCGTCCCAGGGAATCTGGTCAGGTCCTCTCAGTACATTCGCACCCAGACACTTGCATCTTGCAAAATTCACCATCGATGAATAGTCTTGGGAAATCTGAATACTTGCTCCGTTTTGTACAAGATCAAAACACAATTGCACAAAATTTTTCAGATATGTATATGAGACTCCACGTCCAGGAAGACAAAAGACAATTGCCTTTCCTCTGATCATCTCTTTTGCTTTATCATAGTCCCACTCTGCTTCGCTTTGTGATGGTGTGGGTGCCTTTGCTTTTACGGTAAATCCTTTAGCCATAATAGAGTGTAATTACATCAGTTATCATACAGTATTATCTAGTATAAGTCAATCTTCCTTCACTTCGGTTATCACGATACAGTCTCCTTCAACTTCCATATTCACTGTGGTGCCTTCGTACCACCCAAAATCATTCAGTATCCACTCCGGAATCGTCACATAATACTCTCCAGTTATTGGATCGACTTCTACGGTTGTAAAATTTTCTCCGGGATTTTTTTGCATCTCTCTGTTTTCGTTCATTGATTTTATATAGCGAAAAAAATTTTTAAGAGTAAGAAATTATTATTTCTTTTTCTGATAAACCCACCTACCATTTTGTTTTATCCATGTAGTACCATCAGCACGAGTTCTAATAGTTCCATCTGGCAATGTATTCCAAGAACTTCCCTTTAATCCTTTATTCCAAGGAGGTTTATCAGATGGAATTAAAATCCACTCACCATCTTTCTTGATATACTTCGTTGGATTATGATTACCATATCTTGGATGTTGTCTAATTGTACCCTCTGGTAAACCAACCATTTCCATGTTTTCTTTATGTGTCCCCCACTTTAAATTTTTATAATGATTATTTCTATTATTACTATCTAAATGGAGAACCTCTTTATGTCCCTCAGGATTAGGAACAAATACTTCTGCAACTAATTGATGAATACTTTTTTTGATTTGTTTCAAAAATTTTCCATTTTCATCCCGTATTGAAATGTTAATACATTCATATTGATGTTCTGGACGACCTGGACGACCCCTGTATGCGGGTTTTAGATATATCAATCCATATTCGTTAACCTCGCCGTACTGACCATTTCTGTCACACTTGCCAGGAGCTCGATATGCTTTGCCGTCCTCAGTAATATAATATCCAGGGTACTGAGTCTCTTTCATATTCTCGGGAATTTTTATAGGAGGAAAATTTAAGGGTCTTGAATTTTTCAATGCATTTTTTCTTGCCCATTCTCTTTTATACTCTTTTCTTTTTTGCAAATCCTTATAAGGCATAATTTTATGTGCGGAATTTTTTTGTTCTCGTAGTTTTTATGATTGCATTTTAGCATATAATATAGATGCCTTTCGTAACACTTTGTAGACTAGGGGGACCCATGGGTTTTATATACACGGCGGCGACCGCCCCCAGGGGGGGACGGCGGGGCACTGCTGATTCACGAACGAATGGCGGTCACTCAAAGCAGGGGATCTTAGCGACTGCCTCATCATGGAAGGTCTCAGCGAACACCCCAGCAATGAGAGCGGCGCTGTGTGCTGTGCCCTGTAGGGTGTTGCTGCTGACCCACCCCTGCTGACGGGTGCTGATGTCAGAGGCAAGGCGGAAGCAGGTGGGGTTGCGCTTGGTCATGGGTCGGTGTCGGTTGCTTTGGAATTGTAGCACGAATCAGAACGCAATGGGGTCAGCAGTCGGGGCATTGATTTCGGCAAAGTGCTGGGCACACTCTTCGATGCCCTGGGTTTCCAGATCGGTGGCGATGGTGTCCAGGATTGCCAGCAGTTGGGTTCCGTCAGCGGCGCGGTTCAGGAGAGCGGTAGCGAGGTCGCGGGTCATGGTAGGATTACGGGTTGAAAGGGTGGCAGTCTTTGAGGGCGCTGCCTTCCCATTGGTTCAGAGGTCTGCCAGCATCTCATCCAGGGCAGCGGTGTCGATCGTGCCATCCATCCAGCGGGCACCGTCAGGGGTCATCTGCCCGAACTGACTTTCCAGGCGGGGGATCAGGCGATCATAGGAATCATACTGACGGGCAACCTTGTAAAGGTTCTCATCATTGCTCAACCACAGGGCGACATTCCAGGTTGCCCAGTTTGCCCATCCGTTGAAGGTCTGTGCGGTCATGTCGTTTCGTTTGACTGAAGTCAGTATAAGGGGTAAAGGGGTCGCCCAGGGGGCATGAGTGGACAGCACGCTCACTGGCACACAAACTTCGCGTTGTTGAAGTTAGCATGACTGAAACGCTCACGATTGACCAGTTTCATTGTACCAAACTCATTGCTGTAGACATAACCTTCGGAGTCAATTCGATCAGATCCAATGTAAGCAGCAGGACCATCATTGCGGCAAAGGAAGAGTGCATCATCTTTGATAGATTTGATCAGTTTCCAGTAAGCAATCAGAGTGTAATCACAATCAAATGCATTATCATCAATCTCCACACCTTCACGGATACACTTATTCAGTTCCTGCTTAAGTTGCTTTGCTTTCTTCTCATCAACAAAGGTCACATTCTGTGCCATTACTTTAGCGAACTGAATCACCTCGGAAAGGTCACCAAACGAACCTGCACACTTGGTATAATCACCAGAGAAGATGCGTGCCTTGGGTTTCACAAACTTACAATAGATTGTGTCGGTGATAATGAAGTTCATGGGGTGTGCAATTGCATCCCTTAAATCATTCTCAGCAATGTAGTAAGTATGCGGAGCAATGATGATTTCCTGGTCGATTACTTCTCCGAAACTGTAAGTGATAGTGTTGGGAGTGTATTCAGACTCTCCGCCAAATCCAATAAAATCCCCCTGAAAAATGGCGTCTGTATGAGGTAACCAATCAAAACAAGCGTGCAGAATTTTTGCAACTTCACCTGTGTGGTTCGCATCAATGTCCGCATGGGATTCGTTGATCTTGATTTTAACTTTGTTGAAGACACTTTTGGTGCCCACGAAGAAATTACCCGTGGCAGGATTGCGACCCCAGACAATAGCGGGAGCGCCGTCCATCTTAACGCTGAGAGTACCTGCTGCCTCAAACCAATCCAGGGCAGTCAGGTCACCCGTCAGGATGGTGTCTTCGGGGTGTTCGATGTGTTTGTTTTGCATGATGCTAGTATTGCAGGTCCTGGGGTGCTTTGGGGGGTTTGGTGGACAGTGTGCCAACTGGTCGGGCAGCCGACCTGGGTATAAAGAAAGGGGACACGAATGCCCCCCTATTTGTTATGCGAACATGAAACCATTGGTGAAGTCATACTCATTGTAGACGGGGGAAGTTCCTGCCTGTCCAATGAACTTGTGAACGAACCAATTGAAGTTCCTTTGGAATACACATTCGCCCTTGATTCCGTGCTCCGAAAGAATAGCATTCAGACGGGACTTAGTGGTGGCAGACTGATAACCACCATCAAAGATTTGCACGAAGTCATCACCTACAACAGCAATAGTGTTGCCATGGAGACGAACAATAGACTCGTTAGTTTCAGGATCGAAAGTAACAGAAGTGTTACCAGATTGCCAGTTCAGGTTGTTAGAAATGGCGTTGTTCATTTCGCGTTCGATCTTACGCATGGAAGTCGTTTCGTTTGAACTGAGGTTAGTATGGCAGCAATTGGGGGGCAATGGGGAGAATGGTGGACACTCCCCCGACTGTCACATGCCGTTCAGGAAATCTGCCAGTGCTTCGCGATAATCATTCTCAGTCTCAAAGGTCCGACCGTGAATAGTCTTCGGAAACTCTCCCAACTTAGCAGGTTTGGTGCATTCTGCCACGGTGTAACCTTTGGATTCGATGTAATCGGTGTAAACGTTTTGCATCAGGTAGTTGTCAGTTTGAAGTGCGAAAGTGCAGGGGTCAGTGTACATCAGGCAACTAGAAGATTTCGTTAGCAACAACTTCCCATGCTTTGTAGAACATATCCCAAGCAGCATTATCATAAACGAAGGAGTGGACACCTGCCTGCTCACAGATATATTCGTAGCACATATCTACATCAGGATTCATTTCATAAAAGAACCCAGACATGCTGTTGATTGCATCAACAAAAGCAGGATCTTCGATGAGGGATTGAAACTTGTTCTTCATGGTGTGTTCCTTTGACCCTTCTACAATACACGGAAACGGACCCCGTGCCCATTTTGTGTGCCACCTTGCCAACTGGTCGGGCAGCCGACTCAGTTAGTGTTACTTTCCTCCAAAATGTGTGGATAGTATTCTTTCACCTCTTCTAGCAATTCTGCGTCCGAATACTTATCATAACTCTCACTCATGTTATCGTAAAGAATTGCCATCATAGTTTTGATGTCCATGTCATCCAGGATTTGCTGGATCATGTTGTCTTGAAGTTCAGAACGATTCATGGTAGTTTCAGTTAAGAATGTGACGGTAATCGATGGACTTGATGTACCATCCTACCATCGAAGTAATCTCTTCAATCAAATCATCACCATCATCAGCATCCCAAATCGACCCGATGATCTCATCAGTCAGATCCATTGCATCGCTATAACAAAACTCTTCAGGATCATCAAATGCATCATCATCAAAATCAAACTCAATCTCAGTGATTTGGAATTGCATCAGTAATCGTAGTTAGAGTTGATGTAAGATTCTACATTAAACTTCTCTTCTTTCTCCCATTCTTCTTTATACTCAATCACATCGAAGATCTCACCGGGTGCTTCAGCAATCTCAGACCAGAGTTCTTCAAACATGGGGGCAATCCCTGACGACTTGATTACAATACACGATTTTGGGACCTTGTGCGGGTTTGGTGGACAGTTCCCCAACTGGCACAGGGGGTCGGCCGACGCGAGTATAAAAAACTCACGGGGAGTTTGTGTCAGTTTGCGGGAAAGTTTTTGCAGACAGCATCACAAAGTAACTTAATCATTTCATCGGCAAGTTCTTCATTTCCTTGCCCATATTGTGCCGATACAATACAATCAATGTCCTCCATAAGTTGTTCACGAGCAGTCAGCATTTCGAGTTGATTGTTCATTTCCATTTGGGGGCAAAAAACCAGAGAATGATTAAAGAACCAAGGATTACAGTTGTCATCAGTAGCGCGAATCGTTGAGGAAGGGATTGTAAACTGCCTCAACTTCCTCCCACTGGGCATCAGTCAGTTTGCCACATTGTGCTTCCATGAAGTCATAAACCATGCACCAATCGGCATCCATTTCTTCACAGAACTGGGGCAAAGATTGCAGAGCAGAGTAGAACAAATCAGATCCTTTTTTGACCATGAGACTACAATACACGATTTTGGGGGGAACTCAACCCCTCTTGTGCCACTAGTCAGACTGGCACAACGACACCAGCAATAATCATAATCTTGCGGACATCTTTGTAGAATGCCTTACACTCAGGCACGAACACGGTATTAATCCATGCCCAGAAAGTCTTGGCACCTTCGATGACACGAAGCACGAAAAGTTGGGTGCGCTCGGTCATGTTATGCTCTTGCCACTTCTCTGCCACGATGATAGCAACTGCTGCCACGAATGCACAGAAGATCTCTACACCATCCATAAAAGTGTTGAGGTGTTTCTTATAATCAATCTCCATCATCATCTCCACGAAAGCATCAGCGGGAGGGAAGGATTTGGTCAGTTCCATGATAATTTTGAGAAAGAACTTGTGGTGGGTTGATGTAGCGTTTCCCGACCACATTTCTAGAATACACCATCACAAACTCTCATGGGGAGAATAGTGGACAGTTCCCAGATTGGCACACTATTCTCAATAACGAAGGTCTTATTGAGAATCAAATATTATACGTGTGCCAATCTGGGAACTGGTAGTTTAAAAGATATCTGCCAGTTCTTTGATGCTAACATGAACTTTCTCATCACCTTGAAGATCTAGTACTTCTCGCCAGTCTAGATCATCAAACTCTAGATCATCGTAACATTCGATGTCTAGTGTTACACTTACAATTCGTTTACGTGCGTACATGAGAATCTCGTGCGATGTGTGTATATTATACCATATATGATGATACGTGCACATCTCGTAGTGTACACATATCTCGTACATGATTATGCATAATGACGATATGCTAGGTCATTATAATCACATGAATCTCGTGCATACTCATCATCAATCTCGTATGCATCTTGAATATGTGTATACGTATCTCGCATGATATGCTCACACATCTCGTCGAGATCGTATGAATAAGACTCGTTGTTATACTCGTATGCAAACTCGTAGTCGGTTTCGTACATGGTTCTCGTAGAGATTGATGTTACCTTGTTATTATACTGATATCTCGTCGAGAAGTCAAGTGCCCCTCGTCGAGATTCATAAGTTGTCATAATAATATATATGTACTTCGATTATTTTATGTGTGGGTTCTCAGATTTTTGTGTGGGGGTGCTTGACAAAATGCTCCGAGTGTGATAGCGTGCAGACT